GGCGTGGTTATTGCGCTCGGAAGTGCCGGTCTTTACCTCGCAACGGCCTGCGTCGATGTGGTTCTGGTACGGGGTCATCACGCCGTTTAGGCGGTACATGACATGCCCATTGATGAGCAGCTGACGCAGCACGCGCTCATTGGCCTTGAGCAGCTTGGCCACCTGGCGGACCGTCAGCGTGCCGGTGTTCTCGACGTAGCGGTCGACGACCTCAACCTTCGGCGCGGCGATGGCAAGGGCCTGTTGTGCGATGGTCCGCAGCTCATATTGCTCTGCCCATGCGCGGGCCGACTCTGCCGGGTTCGTGAAGTCTGGCAGCTGTACGCGATTCGCCGACTCCAGTTCCTGCCAGCGGTCAACGAGCCGAGCAGTGAATTCCGGCGAAAGCTGAGCGACCACGATGATGCTGTCGCGCTTGCCCTGGTCTCCGGAAAAAACATACTCAGCAGACGGGCGGCCAGCCGTTGCCTTTTCCACCAGCGGTGGTAAAGCGATGACGCCGCGCTCAGCCAGTCGCTCGACTGTACGGCGCACGCTGTCATGACGAGAGTCGACCAGCTCAGCAATCTCGCGACTGCTCATGGTCAGGGTCTTGCAATTTGGTAGTAGGTTCGGCATTATTTGCTCCAGCTCTAGCGTTGTTGAAGAACCCACCCTGTCCGGTGGGTTTTTTATTGCCCTTTTTTCGGTCCCTTTTTAGGGCCTGCCCTTCTCCGAAACGGCTGAACCTTTCCGGTATTGCCTTTCGGCTCAGTGATCCTTCGCAGTTGATCCCTGATCAGCTCGCCGCCCAGGTCTTCTGGCGACTTGCCTTCCTGCTTTGCTAGCTCCTGCAATGCGCGCTGAAAGCGCTCATCAAGAGCGACATCTTGTTCAGCCATGAGGCCTCCCGAGGGCCTTCAGGCCGTCTGTTCAACTTCGGTATCCTCAAGACGCGAAAGCATGTCCCGCAGGCTGGCTTCCAACAGCTCGCGAGCCAGTACGGCTTTCTGGGTGCGATGGAATTTCGCCAACGACTGCAGAAGCTCGTCGGTGTCCTCGTCGAGACGCACCTTCGTGATGTGGTCGCGCAGATGTTTGGGGTCGTGGTACATGGTCGATTTCCTTTTCAGTTCTCAGGCGGCCACGCCTTCCCACGGGAAGGACGGGCACAGCTCTTGCCGGCGGACCTTTCCGCCAGTTGCTGATTCGATCTGCAGTGCACGAGCAGCCGGAATCGGCCGGCCACCTGAGCACCACTGGCTTACAGTTGGCGTGCGAATCTGGAGCTGGCGAGCAAGCTCCGCCTGGCTACCTAGGATTTGCGCTGCCTTCTGGGCTGCTTGTGCGGGGGTCATTTGGTGCTCTCCGTAGTGACACGAGCAAAGAATAAGGCATTAGCTAATCCAATAGCAAGCCATTGCCTAACCGATATTCACCAGAGGTAAATTAGGCAATGCTTAAAGGTGAACAGCTTGGCGCAGCTATAGACGCCGCACGGGTCAAGAAGAAGCTTTCGAAGAAGGCCCTTGCAGACCGTTTCAACGTGAAGCCTCCATCGGTACAGGGATGGATTGCGACCGGCCGCATTGACAAAACGAAGATGATCCAGATGATCGCCTTCTTTTCTGACGTCGTGCCGCCAAGCCACTGGGGCCTTGCCGACGGAACTGTTCTCATTGCAGACGAAGCGCACCGCTCTACTCCAGGCGAACAGTCGACAATTGAACTCCACGGATCGGAAGCAACCATCGCGCTAACCGCCACGCCTGCAGCAGATGAGCGATCCGGGCATTCGCCCAGCGAAAACGATTACGCCTTGATACCGCAGTACGATGCACGCGGCGCCTGCGGTGATGGCGCGCTGAATGATCACGTCGAAGTCACTGGCGGGCTGGCATTCAAGCGCGACTGGCTTCGCCGTATGGGCGCCAAGCCGCAGCACCTGTTCGTTATCTACGCGACCGGCAACAGCATGGAGCCCTATATTTTCGAAGGCGACGTTGTGCTGTTCGATAGCGCAGACACGACTCCTCGTGACCGCCAGGTATATGCGATCCGGCGACCAGACGGCAGCTTGAGCATCAAGCGCATGGCGCAGCAGATATCGGGGAGCTGGCTGATTCGCAGCGACAACCCGGACAAGGCGCGCTATCCAGACGAGGAGGTTTCTGCCGCCTCAATGGATGAGGTGCCAATCATGGGCAGAGTGATCTGGCGCGGCGGCGCGCTCGGCTGACATAGCCGCAAACCCTTCTATTACGCACCCTCTAGCCAATGTACGGGCCTAGGCATGTCCTAGGCCATGTCGAGCCCGGCTGATTCCTGATTCCTGATTCCTGATTCCTGATTCCTGATTCCTGATTCCCTCAAGAGGGCCTCGGCAAAGCCTCGGGCGGTTTCGTTCGTCTACTCGAAAAAAATTAGCTAATGCCTATTGCACAATGTTAGGCATTGGCTTATTGTTCACCCATCGAAGCGAGACACGCTTCAGGGCCTCAAGAGGCCTCGGGTGATCCCGGAACGCTCTTTCACAACTCGGAACCCTCGCGGCGGAATCCCCTACCGGGCACAGCGCGAGTAACAAGTTTTCCGCCCCATGCCAGCTCTGGAACTGGCCGTGGCTCCACATGCAGCCACGCGAAGTTGCGAAATGTCACCCGGTGCGACGCCAGTTGCGGCAGCGGGAAAGAGACGACTCAGACAAGGAATCGCAACGGAGAGAGGTAATTCGGGATTTCCGAATTATCAGCCCAGCCCACCGTGGCAAGTAACGGAGGCCAGAAACACCGAATCGAATTAGCGCCCCGAGCCTCGGCTATGAGGGGCGCCGGACCTCCTGCTGTGTGCCTCACTCAACCGGCACCAAGGCTGTACGCAGCAGGTTGTATATACCCAGCGACCACGCGCCAACGCTGATCGAGGCGCGTGAACAGGGAAGCCCACCGCCAACCAACCGAAGCCTTACGGCCTGCAATCAGCAGCGGGCACGGAGCGCACGAGACGAGCGAAAGAGTTTCCTTCTGGCCATTCGCAAGAGTGGCCAGCGGGAAGACAACCGAACGCCGATCCGCCGATCCGCGACTGGATGAGGCGCAGTTGGCGGCTTAGCAAGCATTGAATAGCGCCGGAGAAGAACGATGGCCAAAGGTATTGGCAGCTTCAAGTTTGTGAACAACTCGAACAGCGATATTCGAACTATCCAGCCCGTTTTCGATGAGGCGTACGTGACCGGCGCTCTGCCTGATGATTACGCAGACCTGTTCAGCATCGAAATCCTAAAGGGCTACAACGAAGACGGCACCGATCGCATGGTCATCGACCACGCCTAACCCCACCCCCGCAGCTTGGCGACAGGCAGCGGGGATTAACAAAATGGAGAGAGAGCATGGAACAAGACGTTTTCGAAGAGTCGATGGAGTACAACGAGCAGGCCGCAGATTCGTACGAGATTGAGCCGGCGCTGCTGATCAACCGCTCTGCGCGCACTGCCTGCCCTGGCGTAAACATCGAGATCGATGGCCAGAACATCCCGGTCTTCATCTCCAGCGAGCAACTACGTCGCATGGCTGATGCGGCTGATGAGATGGCCGAGCAGCAGATCAAGTTCGCCTAACCGCCCCACTGTCACCCATCAGCACATAGGAGGATGAGATGAGCGGACAATTCGAGTCAGTTCCAGCGCAGGATGAGCGGGATTTATTCGGCACCGAGAAAGCCGCAATCAGGTTTTGCGAGCAGCGCGGGATTGATGATGACTCCCCTTATCGGGATAGAGCTTTGGATGCGTTTACCTCTGGCGCTGCCTGGCAGCGCTCCGAAAAAGCCGCCCCCATCGCGCAGACCGCCCCACAGAAATACGACGACGTGCTGTTGCCATTCCTGAGCATGATGCGCGCCGAGCTGCACGCCAACGCCGGAAAGGGCGACCGCCCCGGATGGCTTGCGATGGACGTCAAAACTGCGCTGCTGGAGATTTTCTATCACATCGGGAAGCTGCAGAAAGCTGCGAAGAAAGGTGACCGCGACGGCATCCGTGAGTATTCGGCGGACGTTGCCAATATGTCGATGATGCTGGCTGATATTTGCGGGGCTCTTCCTGGGTACCAAGCGCAGACCGCCCCGCAGCCGGAGCTGGTTATGCCTGTCGCGCTTGGACCTGTGAGCGCTGATTACGACAGGGGGTGGGCCGACCACGCCGCCGAGGTTCGACGGCTGAACGCCGAACTACTGCCGAGCACCCCATGCTAACCCTACCCCAAACCCTCCTCCTCATCTGCGTACTAGCTGCGCTGTGGGGGTGGGAGTGGTGGAGAGAGAAAGGAGAGAAGTGATGGACGACTGGTCATAGATTGCTGACATCCCGCACCAAATAACCCCCTCCTGAGCCAGCCAGACCAGACCCTAACGGGCCTGTAATAACCGAACGGCGCCCGGTGCTGGTAGCGCCATGAATCACATCCGCGCGCGGCGGACCTTCGGGATATCCGCGACGGGGATAAGCCGGCAAGTGCCCCGATTGCTGAAAAACACCGGCAGCCGTTGGCGGGCTCTCACAGCTTGCCCGTTGAGATGGCCGAGTCGCTGGCGTAACCAGCGTGTATCGGAGAGTGATCTGCCTGATTGGTAAAGCCGGCAGCAGGGCCATTAGGGCCACCGGCAAGTGCGTCGCAAGACCTCAGATCACTCCCCGATGCAGTGCGGCGTGGAAAGCAGACACGCAGCCGTGAGGCCGAAAAGGCGGCAGTCTGAGACTGTACGGCACAACAGCCGGTTAGCGTCCGGCCACTGCATCACCCCTTCCCCCGCCCATCCGGGCAACCGAGGTATCCACCATGAAGCACTACGGACCCACAGGGCGCCGCGAACAGCCGTGCCCGGATGACAGCGTTTCCGAGGCAGAGCAGGTACTGGCCGCGCTCGACAGCCTCCACGAACCAACCATGCAGGCCTACGCCGAGTTCTGCGAGGACAAGCTAGAGGTGCCGGCCGCTCTGGCCAAGGCGCTGATCCTGTCCATCTGCTCCGGCAAGTGGGACGCCCTGCGTAGCCGCATCGGCTACTCGAACGAATGGCTAGACGAAGCCCTGAACGAGATCGTCTGGAGCATCGACAAGCAGCAAGCGGCATTCATCGAACACCACGCGGCGCAGTTGCGCAGCAAGGCAGAGCAGATCGCTCGGGAGGCGGCATGAGCAAGGAAGTGAAGCGGTACGAGCCGTTCGGATACGACGGCCTGAGCGCGCTGATGCATGAAGATGCGGAAGGCGGGTGGGTTCGCGTCGAGAGCTACGAAGCGCTGCTCCTAGAGCTGGCCGAGGCCAACGCCGATTTCGTGCGCATTGCGAGTGAGCGGGAAGAACTTCTCGCTGAACTAAACAAGCAAACCAAGGCTTCTGTTGACGTTCTGGCAGAGCGTCGACGCCAAGTCGAGCGTGAAGGATGGACGCCTGCCCATGACGACCTTTACGACGCTGCAGAGCTACCACGCGCAGCGGCGGCCTACGTACTCAACGGCGGAAATGACGAAGCGCCATGCATCTGGCCATTCCACTCGAAATGGTGGAAGCCGCGCGACGCCAGAGCGAATTATGTCCGGGCTGCAGCATTACTGCTGGCCGAGATTGAGCGAATCGACCGCGCCGCCCTGCAAGGAGAGCAGCCATGACCAAGGACGTTTTCAACAAAGGGCCGGTGATCCTTGAGGTTCTTCGCCTTGAAGGTGGAGAAGATCCATTCATATGCGCCATCAACGGGCGCATAGCGCTTGATCCTCTCTGCGAAATTGAGGAGCAGCTCAGGGATGAAGAAGAGTTCATCCACGGCGAAGGACTGTACCTGTACGAGGCCCGCTATTACTCCGGGCAGTTCGGCGAATACGGCATGTGCGAAATCGCGCCAGGATGGGAGCTGACGCTACTTGAGCATAACGCTGACTGGATGACTCCAGTTGAAGGAGAGCAGCCATGAACGCCTACGTCCTCAAGGAGCTGGCCGGCGCCCTAGGCATCACCGTAGCCGGATCGCTTATCGGAACTCTCGCCTACGTGGCGCTATTGGGGGGTGTGTGATGGCTAGCCAAAGACAACGATCCCTGCGCTACGCATGGTGGCGGGGCTTCTCTATCGCCCTGCTCGTTTTCACAGGATGGATATACGTCAGCGCGCTGGCGGGGAGGGTTACGGGATGAGCCAGATGATCGAAGTGAAGACCGCCGAGCTGATCGGGCCGGCGCTGGATTGGGCGGTGGCGAAGGTTGAATGCGGAGACGTCTCTATACCCGCCAGCGATGTGGTTTGGGACAAGTACGCAGGGCATTACTGCCCGTCTACCGACTGGAGCCAGGGCGGGCCGCTGCTTCACAAGCACCGCGTCAGCACTGAGGCTCCTGGCGTCTCGTCAGGATTCTGGACCGCCAGCATGCCAGGCAGCGCCCTGATGGAAATTTGCCAAGGGTCAACGCCGCTCGTGGCCGGCTGCCGCCGGTTGGTGCGCGAACATCTCGGCAACACGGTCAACGTCCCTGCCGAATTGGTGACCCCATGAACCGCACCCAATCCCTCCCCTACGACGACACCCCCACAGGCCACTCATTCGCAGCGGCGTGGTGGACCCTTACCGGGTTCGGCGTGCTGGCTGGCGTGCTGCTGATCGGCCTGGCTGGCGAGGCGGCGATCTACAAACTTTTCGGAGGTTGAGCATGAACGCTCCAGTCGAGGCAATCACGCCAGGCTACTACCGCGACCTCAGCAACGAGGCCTACCACGGCGGGCCAGGCGTCTCTAAGTCGCAGCTTGACCTGATCCACAAGAGCCCAGCGCTGTACCAGTGGAGCAAGGCCGCTCCAGAGGACGAGGAGAAGAAGTCGGCGCTAAACATCGGCGACGCAGTGCACGCCATCCTGCTTGAGCCGCACCGGTTCGCTGAGCAGTACGCCATCGGGCCGGCCGACGCGCCGCGCAACACCAAGGCCGGCAAAGAAAAATGGGAGGAGTTCGAGGCCGGGCTGAATGGCCAGACTGTCCTCACCGCCGACGAAGGCCGGAAGGTCATGCTGATCCGCGAGAGCGTGATGGCCCATCCGCACGCACGCTGGCTGATTGAGGCCGAAGGCGATGCAGAGGCCAGCATCTACTGGAAAGAGCAGTCGACGGGCCTCCTGGCGCGCTGCCGGCCGGACAAGACCATCACCTCGCTTGGCTGGATCGCCGACGTGAAGACGACAGGCGATATGGAGAAGTTCGCCCGCTCCGTCTACGAGTACCGCTATCACGTCCAAGACCCGTTCTACTGCGACGGCTACGCAGCGCACTTCGGCGAGCAGCCGGCCGCGTTCGTGTTCCTGGTCGTTAGCACAAGCATCGAGTGCGGCAAGTACCCGGTGCGCCTTTTCACGCTCGACCACGAAGCCAAGTCGATCGGTCGAGACACATACCTTGAGGACATGGCCACCTACGCCGACTGCATCCGCACCGGTGAATGGTCCGGCGTGGAAACCCTCTCGCTGCCCTACTGGGCCAAGGATCGAAGATGAGCACTGAGAACGTCGCACCCTTCTCGCAGAAGGACATGCAGCAAGCCACCGGCCAGCAGGTCAAGCCACGTAGCCCAGCCGACAGCCTGGCCGCAATGCTTGCCAGCCCGAAGATGAAGGCGCAATTCGCCGCGGCGCTGCCAAAGCACATGACGGCTGAGCGGATGGCGCGGATCGTCACTACCGAGATCCGGAAGACCCCGGCGCTGGTCAAGTGCGATCAGCACAGCTTCCTCGGCTCGGTCATCCAATGCGCCCAGCTGGGCCTGGAGCCGGGCAACTCTCTCGGTCACGCCTACCTGCTGCCCTACGGGAACCAGGTGCAGCTGATCATCGGCTATCGCGGCATGATCGACCTGGCACGCCGATCCGGGCAGATCGTGAGCCTGTCGGCGCGCACCGTGCGCGAACACGACGAGTTCGATTATCAGCTTGGCCTGCACGAAGACCTGACGCACAAGCCGTTCGAAGGCGAGCACGCCGGCGAGATCACCCACGTCTATGCGGTTGCTCGACTACAGGGCGGCGGCGTCCAGTTTGAGGTGATGAGCAAGGCCCAAGTCGAGGCCGTCCGCGCACAGAGCAAGGCCGGCAAGTCTGGCCCGTGGGTCAGCCACTGGGAGGAAATGGCGAAGAAGACGGTTATCCGCCGCCTCTTCAAGTACCTGCCAGTGTCGGTCGAGATTCAGCGCGCCGTCACCCTGGACGAGGCCGCAGAGGCTGGGCTGCCGCAGGGTAACGAGTACGTATTCGATGGAGATTTTGAAGTGGTCAATGACGCAAGCGGAGCACAGCAATAATGGCAAAACACAAATACGACGTGGTAGCCACGGTCGGAAAGTACGAGAAGAACGGCGAGACCAAGTACATCAGTCGGAAGGTCGGCGCGGTCATCCAGACCGACAAGGGCTTCCGCATGAAGATGGACGCCTTCTTCAATCCGGCCGGCTGCAAGGTCGACGAAGACGGCTCAATCTGGCTTGCCCTGTTTGAGCCGCGCGACGATCAGCAGCAGACGCAGCAGCAAGCGCCACGTCAGGCGCAGCGCAGCCAGCAGGCCGCACCGCCTGATTTTGATGACGACCTGCCATTTGCCAACCCCTACCGCGGCGCCCGCTCGCTGCTGATCTGATCCACCCCGGGCGCCCAGCGCGCCCTCCTCCCGGTACACACTCATGCTCATAGACAACCATGCCATAGCGCAGGGCGAGGCTCTGCGCGCGCAAATTGACGCGGCCACGGCTGCATTCCTGAACGCTGGCGGAAAGATCCAGCTGCTGCCGGACAGCATCGGCAAGCCGATAGAGATCAAGCCTGCCGTATTCAACAACGCCGGCAACCTGGAGGCGGACCAGCGCAGCCGGAAGCGGGGCGCGCGCAACTCAGCTGTATCGAACAGCCTCCCGCTGCGCAAGCGTGGCACGCCGCAGGCCAGGCAGAACGACATGCTGCGGCAGGAGTGGCCATGAGATTCAGCGAAGCGCTCGACGCCATCATTCACGCAGCCGCGCAGGCGACCTTATCCGGTCAGCCGTGGGGTGTGTATGCAATGGATCGGTTCATAGCCGCGCCGCTCGGGCGCCTCAGTTCGGACAATCTGCTCGAGGTGTGCCAGCCATGAAACGCAACCTACCCCACGCCAGGCTGAACAAGGTCAGCCGCGCCATCGTCCGCCAGTTCCGCGTATCGGTCGTGAACATGGACCCGGGCGGCCGGCAAGGGCTGGTCGACTGGAAGACCTGCCGCAGCATCGCGCCAAGTCGGCAGATCGCCGAGGCCATCTGCGACATAGCCCATAGCTGGGTCATCTACCTGGCCGCCTTCTGCATCGACCAGAAGGGCGAGCAGTACATCAAGGCCAGCGAGATCGCGCCGCAGGGCATCTACCTATCGGACAGCCTCGCCGGCGTGCTGGAGGAGCACTACCGCGCCCTGGTGAAGAGCTGCAACCCGAACCACCTCATTGGCTCGGGCTGGATAGCGATGCCTGGCGGCACGTCGCTGGACGAGGCGCAGGCCGCGCGGATCTTCGAGGCGTGCGGCGCCTGGCAGGCACAGGCAGCTGCATGAACGCACCAACATTCTGCCGCACGGATGGCAAGCGTATCGGCATCTGCGATTGCTACCGCTGCCGCCCACCGGAGGCCCCATGCGACCCAAGACCCAAATCTGGCTGCACAAGCCGACCAACACCCGCCACTACATTGCCGGATCGAACGGTGCCGCGTTCCTGATGCAGGCGCTGAGCCGTAACCCGCGCTACGCCACCGAGGCGGAACTGAACGACTCGAGAATTTGGAGCAAGGTATGACCAAGCATGACTTGAAGGAACTGGCAGCCATGGGAGCTGAGCTGGGAGCTGCGAAGGCGGAGGTGGAGCGGCTGCTCGTATTGCTGCGTGACGTGAATGATGTTTTCGAGGGCCAGCATCCCGCTCCAGGCTTGGTAATCGCCCGCGTTCGAAAC